TGGTCCCTATAGTCAAGGATGCTAAGTCCATACAGGAAATCGACAGTAGTAGAATTAAGAAGCAAAACCTAGCCAAAGAGGATCCTAGCAAACTCAACGGAAAGCCCGCAGCTAGAGAGGGATTCTCTCAGTGGCTTAAACGGCAACCTATGGACGTTCAGTCTAAGATGCTGGGCGGTGAAGAAAAAGCTAATCTTTTCAGACGAGGGGAGCTAAAGGTAGAACAGTTTACAAACTCTGCAGGCAAAGCTTTAAGCATCTCCGCCCTACGGCGTCGAGCCGCTGCAGCTACTACTATCTACAGGCCCCGTCAAATTAACAAGGAGACGAACATTAAGATTGGTGCAGCTACGCCCCAGTCTCTTATTCGTAATAAACAGAATGCTGACAATCTCAGAGCTTATATCGTTAATGAAGCAGACAACTTCAACAGTACACTTGCTCTTACTGACTATAGAGGTACATCTCTTGTCGGTAAGCAAGCCTCTCGAAGAAGAAGCGCCAACGAGTTTGATGAGCGAAACTTTATTGCTGACCCCTTCACCGGGGAGGTAAGGAGCACTCTGAGATATAGTCCTGATCACGGACTTTATCAAGAACGTATTGACTTCATGAGGCGGGCTCAAGACTTGACTCAGGACCAGAAAGACTTTATCGAGTCCTTCGTAGCTACCTTGGATGACAAGGTATCGTTAAACCAGCAAACTGTTGCTATCGAGACCCTTCGAGTTATCTTCCAACGTGCTAACAGAGACAAGCTTCGCTGGGACGACTTCTCCTCTGTGTTTTCGGCAGAAACAAGGTTTTCTGTTCAAAACGTTTCTAGGCTACTAGACACACGATCAAGAAAGCGTTCTCAGCTTCATGGTGGTTTTGACACCAAGGCGTCCCCCGAAGTTCAGATTATGGGAACCTACTATAAGGTAGACGACCTGCTTAAGGGACAACTTGATGACTATCGGTTTATTGATAGCTGGAGAGGTACTACAGGTACTAAGCTAGCTGCAAAAGTCTACCGTAAAGGTAAACTACCTATAAGTGCGTACACTCAGCAAGTTATTAAGAGGTATCCTGATAAAGACAAGCTAATCGATAATCTTCTTAACAAGGTGGTTCCTTTCCGAAAGCAGTATAAGGCTTTCCAAAAGAAGTTTAACAAACCCCCTTCAGATTCTTGGGTTACTAAGAAAATCAGCGAGCTTTCTGAAAAGTATCGCCGTTTAGTAGACCTCGACTGGGCCTATGCTAGGCAGAAGCCTTCTGCTAGGGGTATCGACGATAAGGTAATAAACTCTACAGCCAAGGCTATGGAGCTGATTGCCTCCGGGCGAGCTACTGACTATGATTCTCTGGCTATTAACATAGGTAAGCTATTCCATGAGGATTTAGGCGACCTTATGCCCTTCCTAGAAAACACTCTAAAAGACTACCACAAGCAAGGTAGTCGGGTCTTGGAGTCCTTAAGGGACCAAGGTCTTATTAGGGTAAGCTTTCTGGGTAAGACTCGACGAGGTGTCTGGGATGTTGATACCGGACGTGCCTCTGGGGGCTGGGGCGAGACCATCTCAAGAGAAGTTCAGGTTATTGACAAAGACCTTTTGAAGCTTCAGGAGGCTAACGCCAGAACCATTATAGCTAGGCGCTATGGAGTTACTAGTAACCGTGACCGGCTCTATGTAAAGGCTGGTAATAAAACTTTCTTTGATGCTAGAGGGAAAGATACAGGTATTCCCATTATTTCTGCTGATAAGTTCCGCGATTACGATGTTAATCAGATAGATCGTGATATGGCAAAAATGATGAACCATGTTATGGGGGTAGAGTACCAAGTAGACGATACCTTCGTAAGCTTCATGGACGACCTTGCTAGGTTCCGAGACCCTAGGGGTAACTCTAAGTATTATGACTCTATTAACGAGTTTCGACACGAAATCATTAATCGTGGTGAAGCAGGCTACGGGCTCATGTCTGCGGCTAAGTTTCATCAACAGCGCAGAAAGCCGTTCCGTACAGAGGTCTTCATTGACTCTCGGGGGCGGGTGTATCATCGTGGCTACTTAACTCCAACGGGGGGTGAGCTAGTTAGACCCTTCCTTAACTCTGGTAAAGCTTACCGAATGTCTACTGATGCTCTCGATGAGCTACGTATCCAGACTGGTGCCTTAATTGGGCCCGGTACAGAGGCGCTTACACAGGCAGGCAGGAGAGCTATCTTCTCTCGCAATGAGGAAGGTATACGGAAGCTAGGGGAGCTGCTCCTAGCCACCACACAGAGGGATAGGCGTATTAGAGAGTTCCTAGAACACCCTCTGATTAGCGGGCTTGAAGGTGCTGAGGTGGCTAAGCTGGCGAGGCTCTCTCTAGAGTACGCTCGTATTCACCGCCATGTGAACGGTAACTTTAACGATCTAGCTAAACTTAGGACTTACCAAACACGGCTAATGATCGAAAACGACGCTTCATCAAGTGGTGCGCAAATTATCGCCTTGTCCACCGGAGATCGGGCTATCGCTCAGGCTTCTAACGTTGTTGCTACAACCCAAAAGAACCGACTGTATGACCTTGTTGCTATGGACACCGTAAACGATCCGGAGTTTATAAAGATTAAGGCGCTGAGAGAAGCTAACCTTACTTGGGAAGACCTTGCTAAAGCCGCGAAAGCGCAGAACATGGTAACCTTCTACGGGGCCGGAGACGCTACAAGAGCAGCTAACGTTGCCAACAAGCTCTCAGGTATACTGGAAAAGCGCGGGCTAACCGCAATCACAAAAGATAATCTCAACGAGCAATTGAGGCTGGTTGATAATAGAATAAAGGTCTCTGAACGCCTTGGTTTAACTACAGCAGTAGACGAGCTAAAAGGGTACAGAGCGGAACTAATTCAAGCTGTAAATGGGAATACTCCTTTAGGACGGCACATGCTGGCTCATGCCAGAGATGTCCACCCTGACGCTGAAGAGTTTGTACAAAAGCTCTTTAACGCACGGGAAGGCTTGATTGGGCCAAAGGTGTTTGAGGAAGTTTCTAGAATCATGTCTAAGAACCTTTCTGCACGAGCACCAGTAACGGATAACTTCATTACTTTCTGGAAGAGGGTAGCGAAGGATTACGTACGGGATACTCAAGAAGTAGATATTCCGTGGGTAACGTTTGACGGCAAGATCATGATGCAACGATATCGTGGTAAAAGCCAAGAACGTATTGAGTTTACCGACCCCGTGACGGGTCGTAAAGTTAGTAACATTTACGAAGGGACTGTTGACGACGGTCGCTTAAGAGGTAATCATGCCTTTGCTGATTCCTCTATTGGTCTTGGAGTAAATGGTAACCATAGTAACGACGCAGTTATTGTTCGGAGATTTCACTTGTGGGGTCGTAAGAATAACGTTGACACAGCAACTATTCACGACGCCTTCTTTACCAATATAGGTGTGGCAGGCCGTGCAAGAGACGCCCTCAGAACCATCTATGCAGATGCTTTAGAGGGAGACACTATTCGTAGGACTCTTAAAGAAATGCGCCGAAGGGGTATGTCTAAAAAGACCTACAATGAGCTTTTAGACGAAGCAAAAAGAAAGGGGTTAATCGATCCCCCTAATGCTCTAACAAGAGAAGATATTCTCGCACCCATCCCAGACGGATATGACTGGTATGGAATTGGTCCTTGATCTATTTGTAATAGCCAAGACCAACTTAACAAGAGGTTGTACCTCACATTATTAAATTTAAGTCTGTGACTTAGGAGAAAAAACAATGAGTGAACAAGAAAACGTAGTAGAAAACGAAGTAGAAGAAACAACAGAAACCGCAGAGGAGCCTGTTGAACAACCTACTGATACACAAAACCCAGAGGACGATATTGAGAAAATCGTCGAAGAACGCCTTGCTAAAATGAAGTCCAACATGGACCGCATGGCTAAGGAGCGTGATGAGGCTCTTAAGCTAAAGGCTGAAATCGAGCAGGCTAAGAAAGAAGCTGACATGGAGCGGCTCCGTGAGGAGGGTAAACTTCAAGAGTTAGCTGAAATGAAAGCTGCTGATCTAGAGGCTAAACTAAAGGTCATGGAAGAAGAAAATATCAAGCTAAAGCGGGATAATGTTCTTAATGATGCTTTAGGGGCTCTAGAGTTCCGCAACGATCGTTCTCGTGCGATGGCACGTCAGGACATTGTAGGCGACCTAGTTCAAGACGAACAAGGTCAGTGGGTCCACAAGTCCGGCCAGTCTATCGCTGACTACGTTTTGGCTTATTCAAAGGATGACGACAACTCATTCTTGTTTCGTGTTAAATCTAATTCTGGCGCTGGCACAGCAACCGCCGCTGGTACACCAGATACAACTACTACCAAGTCTATTGGTGAGTTGACAACTTCAGAAATCCTAGCAATGGCCGCAAAAGGACAGCTAGGGACTCTTAACTATTGATAACTCCTATTAATAAAGGAAATCTAAAATGGCTATTACAAATACCGACTTTCAGAACATTGCTCTAGCTATCTCAGCTTACAGCGATGAAGCCTACACAAACGCCAAGAAGCTAAACTCAACCGGCATCGTTGCTGCTGATCAGCGCATCGACATGACAGGTGAAAGCTTTGTTGGTCAGTTCCGCTGGTACAAGCCTCTAAGCGCAACCGTTAACGTTGCTTCACTTTCAAGCGCAACTGACGGTACCTACACCTCAATCTCAACCGACGTTGCTAACTTCGTCAAGACCGTTCGTACCTTCGGTGCCGAGCAGGTTAACATGCAAGAAGTTGTCTCACGTCAGGACGGCCTAGCCAAGATCGCTCGTGACTTCGCCGAAGTCCGCGCACAGGACGAGCATGATGCTCTACTAAGCGTTATTAAGGGCGTTGCTCTAAGCGAAGTAGAACTAGGCGACCTAGCTACCGCTGGTAACGGTGGTGTTACCGAGTACGATACCGACACCGACGCTGCTGCTACAGGCTTCTTCGTTGACATTAACGATGCAGGTCTCTTTGGTGCCGCCGCTACAGGTGCTGGCGATGAGCGTAGACTCTTCGATAGCTCCGCTATTGGTGCTGCCCGTGGTGAGCGTCTCTTCAAGGCTATTGGTGCTGCTTTCAAGGACTACGAGCCTGACTTCATGTATATCGTAACTTCACCAGAAGTTCTAGCTGAAATGCGTGCTGCTAACCTCGTTGACGAGGAGCGCATTCAGGACGGCAACCTAGAGTTCCAAACCATCTTTGGTGGTAAGTTCCGTCTAATCCTAACCCGTGCTGACCAGATGATCTCCGGCTTCACCGCTGGCGACCTAAACGCCCGTTCAGTTAAGTGCTCTTTCGTTCTAAAGCCCGGTGTTATTGGCTCCGCCGCTGCTCCTGTTCCAATGCCAGTAGAAGTAGACCGTAATGCTGCTTCCTACACTGGTGGTGGTTCAACCAACGTTTGGTATCGCTGGGGCTACGCAATGCACCCAATGGGCTACGACTGGGCTGGCGCAACAAACGCCTTCGCAACCAACGCAACCCTCGGTGCAGCTGCCTCCTACACCCGTAAGATGGACTCACTAAACCTTGGCATTCTACCAATCTTCCACGCCTAATCTTAGGAGGGACTAATGGCACTAGTTCTTAATACAAATAGCTATGTCGAATTGGCAGACGCTGATGACTACTTTGAGACTCGTATTGATAGTGCTAACTGGACAGACGCTTCAGACGATGTTAAGGAGCAAGCCCTTGTTACAGCTACTCAGCTGATTGATGAGCAAGCTTGGATCGGCTATGCTGTTAGTTCCTCTCAAGCCCTAGCTTGGCCCCGTAAAAACGCTGTTTACTTCGACGACAAACTCGGACAAGAAATCAGCATCGGGTCAACGGAGATTCCAGAAAGAGTAAAGATTGCTGTTTACGAGCAGGCCCTTCATCTAGTTAATAATGAAGACTTGCAAGTAGGCAGCACTCAAACCTTTGAGTCAATCTCTATTGGTTCAATCAGTCTTTCTGACTCCAACAACGACGTTGCGCGTATACCAATCAAAACTCAGAACGCTATGAGGTTCATTAAACCCTTGCTCGTCAAGGGTCGTACCAGCTATGGCGCTTCTTGGTGGAGGTATAGCTAATGTCGTTAGGGGCTAAGATTACAGATGCTGTTAACAGAGCCTTTATCGCGGCTAGTGATCTTGTCAAAACGGGCACACTGAGTAGTAAAACAGTTACTGCTTACGACTTTGGGTCCAGAGGAGTGACCTCTTCTAGCTCTATAGCTACCGTTGAGGTCATTATAACAGATACTAAGAAATCCTCTGGGCAACCCTATTCTTCTACTGCAATCTTTAAAGCAGGGCCTGATATGAGTGTCTATGATACTCTCACTGTCAACTCTGTTGTTTATCGTATAACCGACTATACAGACAGCGGCTATCACATTGAAGCAACTCTTGTAAAGGAGACGTAACATGTTTGATAACGTTCTTGAAGACATCGAAGGCGTCTTTGCAGGTGTTAGTTGGACTGTAAACTCTATCAACACTTACCCTGACAACTACCAAGGTGATATAACTGATGGTGAACGCGTTTCAGTTTCTATTTTACCTAGTACTGGTTCAAACGTATCCTTTGGTGCTTCTGATAAGCAGCTGTCAGGCTTAGTTGCAGTAAAGATTTTCGTGCTTTCTGGCGAGGGCCAAGGAAGGCTTATGGAAATAGCAGACTTGTTAGACACTGTTCTAGAGAACAAAAACCTAGCAAACGGAACAAGATTGGGTGCTTCCTACTTATCAGTAGAGGGCATTGACTCTGCCAATTCAGCGCTTTATAGCGCAACCTATTTTATACCATTCATCTTATATGGAGGCTAATAATGGCTCATATCTCTTCACTACAGTCAGGTATCTATACATACCTTGACATGGTTACGGAGGCGATTCCTGCTGGCACAGACACCGCTGCTGAATTTGCAGCTCTCTTTGTTGGCTCAACCCCCGGCACCGCTGACACCGCTGATGGTCAGGTAACAGGCGTAGCAAACCATGTTCGTATGCCTTCCGTCCGCGAATTCCCTGCAATCGGTACTCCTGCAAACATCGTGAACGTTCCTGTCTTCGGTCAGGCCACCTCTTCACAGGTTCAGGGTCAGGCTGACGCTCCTTCAATCGAAGTTACCGTCAACTACGTACCTGCCGACATGGCTGACATCCACAGCCTAATCGGTACAGAAATTGCTTTCCGCTTCATGATGGCAGCTTCTGCTGTTACTCAGGACGAGGGTGCAGACTCAACTCTATCCGTAGCAAACACCGAGTTCTACTGGATTGGTCGTATCGAAGCAATTCTTGTAAACTCACAGCTAACTGACTCAGTTACAGCTACTGTAACAATCACGGCTCAGTCAGACTTCTACGGTCCAGCTACTTTCTAAGTTCTGGATAGTTTTTAGGGGAGGCTCTTAGGGGTCTCCCCGCTCTAAAGTATTAAGGAATAAACAATGGATAAGCCCTTTAGCAAATCCTTTGTTATGAGGACAACATTCCGTCATATGCGGCGCAGTGTAGATATTAGTATTCGGAAGTCTTTTGAGCGCTTCCAAGACTTTGATCAAGACTCATCAACAGGTAGGGAAATTATGGAGACCCTTTCAACACTCCATACCGTGCGGAAGATGCTAGACGACTTCCAGAAGCACAACTCAGCGCTATTCAATGAACAAGATAAGTTAGACTAAGGAAAAATCATGAAACATCTAGTTGGTAAAGTACATACAAAGAAAATTAAGTTTTTGGGAAGCGATGTTGAAATTAAGAAACTCAGCGTCGAGCAGGTTCTAGAGCTACAAGAAATCATGAAAAACCCCCCTAAAGGGGCTGACGAGCTTTATGCAGTTCGTCAGGTTCTACGGGCTGGCGTCGTTGGGAGCGAAGAACTAACTGATGAAGACTTTAATACCTTTTCCCCCGTTGACCTAAACTTCTTAGCCGAACAAGTTCTAAAGCTTTGTGGGCTACTAGAGGCGGATAAAGCGGGAAACTAACACAAGAAGAACGAACCCTTTTTACTCTGGCAAGCTTTCTGAAGATGCCTGTTTATAAACTCAAAGAAGAAATGCCTTATGATGAGTTTTTAAAGTGGATTGAGTTCTTCAAGTACGAACCTATTGGGTGGCGCGAAGATTATCGCACCCACTTGATCATGAGTTCTTTTGGTTACAAAGGAAAAGCAGAGTCTACTTTCCAAACCCTTAAACAGATTAAGCAGTACTCAGAAAGCCGTCTAGAAGGCGACAGAGCGATGCCTAAAGGCAAGATTCTGGAAATGATGATGAACGCTAAAAACGGAGATGACTCCGGCTGGACACCGAAGGGGTTAAAATGAAAGTATCACTAGAAGTTGTAAACTTCGAAGAAGCTATGCGCGGAATAGAGGAAGAGGTAAAACAGATAGCAGAAGAAGAGGTAGGTCTTCGTGTTGCTTTTGCAACGACCTCCCTTCGTCGAGTCACCCCTGTAGACACAGGAGAGGCGCGTTCTGGCTGGACTTCCCGCCCTGAATTGGATTTCCGTGGCGAAACAAGCTATGTAATCGAGAACCCTGTGGAGCACATTACTTACCTCAATAGAGGGAGTAGTAAACAAGCTCCTAAATACTTTATTGAGCAGGTTCTCACAACAATTGGACTGATTGGTTCCCCGATCTAATACCTTGCCCTCTGATGGCTCCGCCTTATTCGCGGTCTGTTAGGGGGCAAAATTTTTAAGGAGACACTTATGGCGCAAGGCGTAGAGATTAGAGTACGCTCTGACAGTCGTCAGGCTAAACAAGATATTAAGTCTCTTGGTAACAGTATCAAGGGAATTGAAACAACCATAAACAATACTACCTCCGCTATTAGGAAACTAGCAATCGGCCTGACAGCCGCTCTTACTGGCGGTGCCGTCGTGAAGGCTTTCAGTAGCGCGTCAGACTCCATTGTTGGTCTAGAAAACCGGCTAGCTCTTGTCGTTGGGAGAGGTCAAGAACTAACGAAGACGATGAAGAGTATTCGCGAAACCGCTGCACAAACTCGCCTCCCTGTAAGGGTGGCAGCGGATACCTTTAACCGTCTCGGTATTTCTCTCAAGGGCTCAAACAAGACTTCTGAGGAACTTATCAAGGCCACTAAGACCATCCTACAAACAGCCACTATCTCGGGGGCTACCGCCTCTTCTGCTGAAGCTGCTATTATTCAGCTTGGTCAGGGTCTAGCTTCTGGTACTCTAAGAGGGGAAGAACTTAACTCAGTCCTAGAGCAGATTCCTCGGCTTGCAGAAGCTATTGCTGATGGCATGAAGGTTCCTTTCGGTGAGCTCAGGGCCCTAGCAAAAGAAGGGCTCATTGACGCACAAGGCGTTTTTAAAGCTATTACCGACCCAGAAATTGTCAGAAAAATCCAAGAGGAATTTGAACTAATTGAGGCTACCGTAGAAAGTCTCACTACCGTCATGAGTGACGAGTTCACTAGGGCCTTGGCCGCTATTGACAAGGAGATTGGGTTTTCCGATGTCCTTAAAAGAAAAATCGTAGGGCTGACCAAAGTCTTTTCTTTTGTGGCAGATAACATTGGCGACTTTGTAATCAAGACTAAATTACAGTTTGATCTCTTCGTACTTAATACCTATAGCTTCGTTTATGATGTTATAGACGTCTTTACAGACCTTTTCTCTAGTTTAAAAGAGTTAGACGCTGAAGACTTTTTAGCCGGACTCTCTAAACTAAAAGACCTGAGTGTAGGTACTCTTGACTCCATTCTTTTAAGCTTTTCTCTTCCAACCTCCGAAGAACTAGTAGACCAAGTCAAGGGGGTGGTTAGGTCAGCTATAGACACGATAAGTAACGCTGCTGATCTTGCCTTCACTTTTGCAACTACACCAATTACACTAGACGAAATCTTTCCTAACATAAATACTGCAACAACCCGCATTAGCAACTTTGTAGATGAGGTTACTGGTTTCTTCTCCAACTTGCGCGAGAGCGCCAGTCTTAAAATAGACCTTGGAAATATCTTTGAAGGTGTTGGCGGCACACTTACAACCGTTGAAGACTTTGTTGGAGATGTTATTGACTTCTTCAAAGATCTTATGAAGAAAATTGTTGGCAACCCTTTCTGGTGGGGTATCTGGAAAAAGGAAGAGGCGGCAAAGCACGGAGTAACCGCTGTAGGTGACTCTGGGGCTCTACTAGATGCAATTTCTCCAGTTATTGACACTCTAGAAGGCTGGGGTGAGTCTATCAAGCAGGTCTTTTCTAATCTTCTAGCCGAAGTAACAACCATCTATGGTAACTTAAGAGAAGCTATTAGCGAAAAGCTTTTTGTTAGTCAACTAGAGCTAGGTGAGGGTTACTTTGTTCCTGTAGAGAGTGGCTTCAGTAAGCTAATTACAAACCTACAAAACAAGTGGTCAGACTTTAAGGATTACATTAACGATAACTTCCTAGAAAAGACGGTAGACTATGGCCCTTTCGGTACAGAAATTAAAGCACCTACAAAGCTTGGTAACTTCTTTAACAGCATAGGGGAAACCTTCGACAGAGGCATTGAGTTCACTAAAGCGCTTTCAGACATGACTTTACCTGAAGCCTTTTCTACGGTTTTAGACAGTACTGTTATGTCTTTCGAAGAGTCTACTCTGGGGCAGTTTATAAAAGGAAACGCCCTAACTAGAAGTATCCTTCTCTCTTTTGAGGCTACCAGCAATATTCTTAGCGAGGCTTTAAAGGCTGGTACAGAAATTGGAGTTGGTTTTGCCAAGGAAGCTCAGATTGCTGCCACGCAGATTGGTTTGGCTATTGGTGCGGCTTGGCTTCTCTATTCAAGAACACCGCTCTCTATAAAACTAGTAGCTACAGCGGTCGCTATTGGGCCCGGTGCTCTCAGTAATGAGGAAACTTTAGAGGCTATCCGCCGTTTTGGTGTTATGATAGGCGCACTCTTCAGCAATGCCGTAGAGGGAGAAAAAGTAGTAGCCAACTGGATGGTAGCTATTGGTAGCGCTATAGATAGCCTTTCTGAAGGTATAATAAGTGGGCTTTTCGGTAAGGAGTTCAGTCAAACCCTCTCTGCTGGCCTAGCTAAATCGATTTCAAACATTACTATTGGAATTGGCACCTTTGCCCTGTTCAGTAGTAAGTTTAGAAGCCTACTGCTCAAGTCTCTAATATCTAAAACAGAGAAAGGGGCCTTTACAGGGCTTATTCCTGTCATAGCTAGGGGGCTTAGTAATAACCTTATAGCTGGTGCTAAACTCGGCTTTCGTACATTTGCGAGTTTTGGTTTTAGGGGTCTTATTTTTGGGGCGCTATCCACCGTAGGGCTTGTTGGGCTAATCGTTGATGCTCTCGGGATAAATGGCCTCTTTAGGGTGATTAAGGACAAGCTAGTGGAAGGGGTTTCTACAGCCATTGGCGCACTAGTGTCTTACTTCGCAGGAGAGGGCGCGGGCCAAACTGCCAAACTTGTTTCTAGCAAAGTTCTTACCTTCATGGTAGAAACGATTCAATCAGTGCTAGACCTGTTGGAAGCAGTAGGTAAGGCCCTGAGTGGAGACTTTAGCGGCGCTTGGGAACTCGCGAAGAAAGCAGCCGAGCCAGTTATTAACCTCTTTACCAGTGGTTTTGAGCTCATTGAAAAGGCTATTGACTCTGTTGTTGAAACAATAAGCAACTTGATTAGCAAGATGGCGGAGTTAAAAGACTCGTTTAAAGGTAAAATTGCCAATATCTTCGGATTCGGAGACTCTGACGAGCCTAACCCTCCAGCGGGATCAGAAATAAGAAGGGAAACTCGAGCTTCAGGTGGTTACATTTCTGGACCGGGTACTGGAACCTCTGATGACATTCCCGCTATGCTCTCTAACGGTGAGTACGTTATTAAGGCTTCCTCTGTAAGCAAGTTCGGGAGAGGCTTCCTTGACGCAATTAACCGGGGTATGCTACCACAGTTCTTTAATTCCGGCGGTCTTGTTGGCTATGATAACGTAGATAACAGGTATTACGATAGCGTACATCGACTCTTCCAAGAGTACAACAAAGAGATAACGAAAAGGGATTTCAACCCTAACCACCCCTCTGTGTTAAAATTCTTAGAGGTACTACAAAATGCCCAACGCAAATACCAGCGAGCCGAAATAAGCGCCGGAGTGTCTAAAGAGGACATTCCAGAAGTCACTGGCGTTGGTGATGGAGGAGGAGGAGATGATGACACAGAGGAAACTCCTGCAGAGGAGTTTGTCAAATCCTTTGCTTCGAGCTTTAGCTCTGCTGTAAGCGACCTTTTCAAAACAGGGGACTTCAAAAGCTTCTTCCTATCTATAGCAGATACCTTTACAAGCATGGTTATTGACACTGTTGTTGGCAGTTTCACAGAGTCTCTCTTCAAAGAAGGGAGCTTCCTTGACGGAGTCCTACAGGGCATGTACTCTGGTCTAGAAGACCTAGGTGCAAAAGCGGGGGAGTTTGCGAACTCTCTCTTCAAAGAAGATGGCGCTCTAGGCGGTCTATTCAAGAAGGACGGACTGCTTAGTAACCTATTCTCCGGTATTGGTAGTTTCTTTGGAGGAGGAAAAGAAGGAGGGAGTTTCCTCGGTGGTCTCTTCGGCTTTAACTCCGGAGGAATTGTTCCTGCCTTGGGTACAACCCGAACCGACATTGACAGTGTTCCTACTATGCTCACCCCCGGTGAAATGG